ATCATGTTCTTCCCATCACCAAATACATTGAGATTTACCCCGCTGAATGGGAAGGAAAGTGGGAAGATTGGCCCCGCTTGCGAATCCACTTTAGATGTGGTAAACTACAAGACTATGAGGATGTAACAGGACGATGACTGACTACGAACAAAAACTTTATGATATAATTGCTGATTGGTGGGATGAAGTATTTGTTGTCAATCCACCACCAGTAAATCGTGATGGTGAATATATGGATAAGAATCCTACCATCATTGACCTTGTAAAAACTATCAGTGAGATTAAACAATGACAATTCCTAATTTCAAATCAATCGATGACTACAAAGAGTTTGTTAGTCTATTTGATGATCGCTGGCAGGTAAAGTTTGAACTGCTTAATCGTGTCAAGGATGATATGTATGGTAGACGGGGATTTCCATCACCAGAATGGTCATCTCTCCCACCACATTCTGTTGAAACGATCAACGACATCACACAATCTCTTCTGTATGATGTAGAATATGATTTTGAACAATCACATCCTGACTACAAACGTGAGGATGATGTATTCATCCCACGTCGTACATTCAAACAGGATGTAACCGAAGCTCTTCTGGAAGCAAACCAGAAGTTCTGGAATTCCTCCAATGAACTTCAAACTGGTGGTGAAGAATGGGCGTCACTTGATGATGATATGGATGATGTATAAATAGTATAAAGGATTTTAGAAGACAATGAAGACATTCCAAGAATTTATGTCTGAATGTTATGCCATTCAGGAAAAATCACTGAATAGAATTCGTTCTAAGTCAGAGAAAGGTGGAATGGCTATCCTGTCTGGACAGAGAGGAGATAAGTCTTCTAAAGAAAATAAAGAAAGAAGCAAGAGAACTGAAAGAAGGATTCGTGGTGCTGGTCTTCCTGGTCCAACAAAAGTTTCTGGAAGATACACAGAGAATCCTGGAACACCTCAGGAGAAAAAGGTGGGAGAGAAGTCCCATGTAGTTTCTTCTGGTAAGATGGGCAAGAGGAAGTTCAAGAAGACAGTTGAAAAATTGGGCACAGAGGCTGGACTTAAGCACAAAAAGAATGTAAAATCGGGGTCAAGTAAAGATGATCAGGACTCAGTTTTAATCCAACGCAAGAAAGGTGGATCTGCTACACTCAAAGGAACTTCCAAAACATCTTGGCCAGGTAAGGGCAAGAATGTTAAAGTAGGGAAGATGAGACCAGGACGCACTGGTGAATTTGATACCAAAGTCAAAAACAAAACATTTACTTATGAGTAGAAAGAAAAAGTTTCCATGGCCACATCATATTGACGAAGAAACCAAAAGTGTCTCCGTCTATGTTGCTAGTGGGTATCCAACTGTTATGATTGTACCCAAGATGGTAAAAAAATACTTTCCTGGATATACTTCTCACATCGTATCCAAAGATTACTTTGATGAGTTGACGAAGGGCAACGCACTGTGATATAATGGGGGGGTCAAATGACCCTCCTTTTTTTATGAGAAAACTATTTCTCGCTCTAGTCCTTGCTGCATCTGCAACACCTGTGATGGCAGATCATATCAAAGGACATATCAAAGGATACAACACCATGGATTCTATGGGTTGTATGCTTGTTCGCGAATGTATAGATGGTGTGGAAGAGGTTCACTCTATCCTAGACATCTCATCGAACTATCCTAACGTAGAGGAATATACTCCTCACGCCTTAGAATTTAATAGCATGCTGATGACACTTCATCAGATTGGAGTCAAAGTATTTCTTGCTGACCAAAAGTATTTCCCCAAAGGTCACCGTGGTGTGTATCACACCGTGAGTAATAACTTCTTCCTTAATAAGAAGTACATGGACGACCCTGCTACTTTGATGATGGTAATGCGTCATGAGGGATGGCACGCTGCACAGGATTGTATGGCAGGTAGTATCAAGAATAGTATGATTGCTATTATCCATCCTGAGGAAGATGTTCCTATGTTGTGGCGTGTTATGGCAGAGCGTACATATCCTGCAAATGCAGTGCCCTGGGAAGCAGAAGCACAGTGGGCAGGGAGAACTGAAGGCATGACAATGAAAGCATTAGAGTCATGTGCCAGGGGGACAATGTGGACGGATTATGAACTCACTCCTCTCACTCGTAAGTGGTTGGAAGAAGAGGGATACATTACTAAATAAACGGAGTTGAAACTATCTAATGGCACATACTTGTAAATTGTTTGAGACCGAACAGGTCCAAGAGTGGTTTGATAAGGCAAACAAGGTAGGTTGGAGAGATGATCCTAAAAATAGGTTTCAAGCAATCGATCTATCTGCTGCTGAAGAAAAACTGACTGCATATACCAATTATGCATACAGCACTCTAAATAAAAGTCAACTCTATTCTTCATTGGTTTGTCCTCGTCGGACAAGTATCCCTGTTGTGTATTCTGCAAAAGAAGGACATGATGACTGGGGATTTCATAGAGATGACACCAGTAGTGACTCTATGACAAGAGAGTATTCTATTATTCTTGCAATGAATGCTCCTGAAGAATATGAGGGTGGTGAGATTGTAGTCAAAAGTTCTGGTGCTGAAGTTAATTTCAAACTTCCTCAGGGCATGGCAATCATCACAAAGTCAACTGATTATGTAAAGTTTAGAGCGGTATCAAAAGGTCAGCGTGTAATTTGCCGTTGGTCTATTGAAACTTACATCAAAGATCAAGCATTCTTTGATATCAATTTGCAGTATAATCAAATGTATGATGTTCTTAGTGAAGGACTTTCTGGTCCTGCAGATGAACTCTTCGCAGTGACAAATAATATGCTCCTGAACAAGGTAGCAGATTTTGCACTTGATGATACTAAATAATTGACATCTTGCAGTCCACCTGCTACAATCAACCTCCCCCCGACACTACCATGTCTAACACTCAGAAGGATGTACTTATCAAGGAGTTACTCTTTCTCCTCTACGTCAACTCAGAACTAGACTCTGAAATTCTAGAGGCTAGGTATGAGCAGGGTTACTATCACATGCTTAGTGTCGAAGACTTACAACATAAAATTTCTACGATTCAGGAGAACGTTTCAGATGTATATGTTCACGATTTTCAGTAAGGCAGGTTGCCCATACTGTGAAAGAACAAAAGAGGTGATGCACAAGTTAAACTTGAGGTATACTGCTTATGAATTAGAGAGGGGTGATTACACCAGAGAAGAATTCTTTGGGCAGTTTGGTGTTGGTGCTACGTTCCCTCGCGTAGTGTATACTGAGTATATTAATGGACCTGATGGTGAACCTACAGAACAAAATATTACTATTGGTGGTATGCAAGAGACAATCAAGTTTCTAAAGAGTAAGAATTATATTTGAGGATAACTATGGAAACAGACATTTACTATCTCGTAGAACGAGCAGTAGATGTAGCCTTTACTCAAGACAAGTATCTGCTGAATCTATATCAGCTATTACAACTTAACAAGTACACCAAGAAACAAACCACTGAATTTATTGAATCTTCAACCGCAACCAGTATCAATAATATGGTTGAAGAACTGAACATATATCTTGATAAAGGTATGAAAGACAAGACCGTTGGTCCTGCATACCACCATCTTGGCAAACCAAGAGCAAGAAAGATTAGAGACTACCTCTGCAAACTTTTACAAGATGCCGCACAATACGAACAGGACAGGCGACCTGGGAGGAAGAAAGGGTCGAAGAACAAAGTCAGAAAGTACACCTCTAAATAGAGGTGTACAGATGATGTTATCAAAGAAGAAACCACCAAAACCACCAAAGAAAAGAACCTTTGAGTTTGGTTTTGGTCTAAATCTGTTTAAAAAGCGATTTACATTTCATTTCTTTTTTGATATTGACAAACTGTAGAAGGAGGGAACAATGCTAACAGCAGCAATTTTAGTTTTTGCTACACTGTTTTGCTTAGGAGCATTTGTAGTTGGTTTAGTAGTAGGATGGATGGGAAATCTTTACTACCACGAAAACTTAGAACAACAAGCGGCTAGGCAAATTTCACACCCAGAATTCTATGATGCCGAAGGAAACGTTATCGAGAACCAGGTTCTAACACTACGATTTGAATCTGGTGACGATGATTATTATGACGATTGACCTATAATGGGTTGAATGTTATACTGTAAACTATTGACTTGGAGAATTAAACATGCCAGCGCGGAAAGATCTGCCTGTTGAAGAACTTCTACTCTCTGAAGTTCTTCAGAAGGTAAGCAATGCTAAAACAAAAAAAGAAAAGATTGCACTTCTGCAAAAGTTCAACACTCAGGCACTTCGTTCTGTTCTGATCTGGAACTTTGACGAAAGTGTTCACTCTGCTATTCCTGATGGAGAAGTACCATTTACACCAAACGATGCTCCTAAAGGAACAGAGCATACCCGTCTCATCAAAGAGTATCGCAACCTTTTTCGCTTTGTAAAGGGTGGAGACAACACTCTCAAGCAGATGAAGAGAGAGCAACTGTTCATTCAGATGCTAGAAGGTCTTCATTCTGAAGAAGCAGAACTTATCTGTCTGGTAAAGGATAAGTGTTTGCAAGATAAATACCGTGTAACTAAAGCGGTTGTCGAAGAGGCATTCCCACAAATTAATTGGGGCGGAAGATCATGAGTAAAAAAAGAGTAGAAGTTTACGAGGCACTAGAGAAAGTATCTAGAGCACGTAAAGACGAAACCAAACTAAAGAATTTAGAGAAGTATAGAAGTGGTGCATTGTTGACTCTGCTTCTTCTCAACTACCACCCTGGTATGAAACTGGTTGAGTTTGATCCGATCGCTCATCTAGAAACAGAAAACCCACCCTCATCTTTGCATGATGAATACGGTAAACTAGGAACAGTTACTGAAGGTGGTGGTAGAATGAAAGGTACTAATGAAGAGTGCCGTCAAAAATATTGTGAGATCTTATCTGCAATTCATAAAGAAGATGCAGAGAATGTGATTCTTGCAGTGGAAGGTAAACTCTCCGATAAGTATCGTATCAATCTAGATCTAATCAAAAAAGCATATCCAGACCTTTCTTGGGAGTAATCTGTTGAATACATGGAACAAGTCCGAATTTCCTGAAGCAGCTAGGAAATATTCCTGCCACATACTGTTTCTTGACCCACCAGAGCATCAGTACAAGGATAAGTCCTTACCAAGTGATTGCAGACTAATTTATTATACAGTGGATGGTCAGAATCATATGGACGTTGTTCGTTGTAAAAAAATGGCAGATCTTTTTGATTGCTATTATGACAAATTTGGTAAAAATGTAATCAAAGCGATTACTTTAGGATATGGAACAGTTAATCCACGGTTATGGCAACCCCCTAAATGAAACACATTCTTTTCACTCTGTACGAGTGTGATGCAGCATTACTTGATGACAGAATGTATATCGAGAACATGTTGTATGAGGCAGCGAGTGCTTCACATGCAACGTTCTTGAATACAGTCTCTCATAAGTTTGAACCACAAGGAGTAACGGCAGTTACTCTATTAGCAGAAAGTCATATTAGTATTCACACTTGGCCAGAGAAGGGGATGGCAGTCTGTGATATATTTACGTGTGGTGATGCTAATCCTGGTGTTGGTTATGCTCACATGGTACATGCATTGAAGTCTCAACGTCAGGTCCATCATGAATATGAAAGACCATTTATCTGAGCGAAATCGCACTTTTGATTCCATTTTTGGCGCAAAAAAAAATCCGCCAAAAAATCAAGTATAAAGTTTTATAAAATTGTATCGAACTATACGGTTGACAATCCCTAAATACTAGTGGTATAATTACCATACGTTCATCTTATGCTCAGCATCCTGCTGGCATTGACCCTTGCCCATCATGCAGACGGCACACCTTATGGGTGGCACATGTCGTGTGAAAGGTTTCTACAAAAGCAAATTGAAATCCTTATGG